TCAGTTGACATCAACGTGTCTGCTGGTGCAACTGTTACTGGTGCTCTTGACGTTGATGGTGGTGCAAACATTGCCTCTGGTCTGACCGTAACTGGCGGTCTGACTGCAAACTCTGCAATCATTTCTGACCTGACGGATAACCGGGTTCTGATTGCTGGTTCTGGTGGTGAAGTCGAAGACAGTGCCAACCTGACCTTTGATGGTTCTGATCTGGGCGTGACCGGTGATGTCACCGCTTCAGGCACTGTCCAAGGTGCTCAAATCACTGCTACCAGTGCTGCAACCCTTGCTTCTGCTGCTGTCCAAGACCTGACTGATGGTCGTGTGGTTCTGGCAGGTTCTGGTGGTGAACTGGGTGATGACTCTGGTCTGACCTACGGTGACAACGATCTCCGTGTTACCGGTGGTATCAACGCTACTGGTGTTGCAACTGCCACTCAGTTCTCTACTGGTGCTGCTGGTTCTGCAATCATCGTTACCAGCGACACGATCACTGGTCCTTCTTCAATCACCCTTGACCCTGCTGCTCTCAACGACAACAGCGGCACGGTGTTCATCCTGGGTGACCTGCAAGTCAAGGGCACCACGACTCAAGTTGACTCCACCACAGTTTCTGTTGCTGACCTGGCAATCGAAGTTGCTAAGGGTGCTGCCAACGATGCCGCTGCTAACGGTGCTGGTTTCACTGTTGACTCTGGTGAGGGTGACAAGACCTTCCACTTTGAAGCACTGGGTGACAACTTCGGTTCTTCCGAGAACCTGAACCTCGCTTCTGGTAAAGTCCTCAAGGTCAACAACACTGAGATCCTGAGTGCAACTGCTCTGAGTAGTTCTATTGTAGTTGATGCTGCTTCTGTCAACATTGACGGTGCAACTGCAATCGGTGCTGATCTGGTAGACGCTGACCTCTTCCTGGTTGACGACGGTGCAGGTGGTACAAACCGCAAGATCACTGCTACTGAGATCAAGGACTACATGCTCGGCGGCGGTGCCGGTGCAAACTTCGCCGCAATCAACGTCACTGGTATTTCTACCGTCGCGTTCGCTGATGCTACAACCCTAAAGGTTGGTGCTGGTGCTACCGTAACTGGTGCTCTAGACGTTGATGGTGGTGCTAACATCGCTTCCGGTCTTACCGTAACTGGTGGTTTCACTGCTAACTCCGCGATTGTTTCTGACCTGACTGACGGTCGGGTGGTTCTTGCTGGTTCTTCCGGCGAACTGGAAGACAGCGGCAACCTGACCTTCGACGGTTCAACCCTTGCTGTCACGGGTGCTGCAACTGTCAGCACTGACCTGACGGTTACTCAAGAACTGACCGCTCGCGACGCTACCCTCCGTAACGTTGTCTCCAGTGGTGTTATTACTGCAACCGCCATTCGGAACTCCGATGCCGGTCTGCTTCCTCTGGTTGGTGTTTCCAGTCAGTCTGGTCACACAGGTATCGTTACCGGATTCAAGTTTACTGGTACTGGTGTTGAGGACTATAAGGTCGAAGACGGTACTGCAACTGTCACCCTGTCGGGTGTTGCTGCTACCACCTTCACCACCAGCGGTACTGTTACTGCTACTCAAGGTCAAACTTCATTCACTGTTGCCTCTGGTTTCACCGAAGGATTCGTTGATGTCTATCACAACGGTGTTCGCCTGATTACAGGTACTGACTACACCCAAGGCAATGACGGTCAAACCGTTACTCTTGCTTCTGGTGCAACCGTTGGTGACGAACTTGAGTTCGTTGCTTGGAAGTCACTGGGTGACATCGTTCACATTCAATCCCTGAAGACTGCCGCTGACCTGACTGTCACGGGCGTCGCTACCGCAACTGGCGGTTTCGTGGGTGACCTGACTGGTGATGTCACTGGTACCGTCAGCGATGGTTCTGGTCTGAATGCTGGTACCGTCCCACTGTCCTCTTTGGACATCGACGGCGGCACTGACATCGGCGCTGACCTGGTTGACGCTGACCTCCTGATCGTTGACGACGGCGCAGGCGGCACCAACCGCAAGACAGCACTGTCTCGCGTCAAGTCCTACGTGCTCGGCGGCGGATCCGGTGCAACCTTTGCACAGATCAACGTTACGGGTATTGCCACCAACACCTTCCTGAAGTCCACCACCGCAACAGTGGGTGCTGGAATGACGGTCGGTGGTGCACTTGACGTAGACGGCGGTGCAAACATCTCCGGCGGTGAAAGCGTCCTTTCTTCCGCAACCGTCTCCGATCTGACCGATGGTCGCATCGTGGTCGCGGGTGGATCTGGTGCCCTGGAAGATGATAGCAACCTCACCTGGGACGGATCAACTCTGGGAATCGGCGGTGCTATCAGCGGTTCTGGTGGTGCATCCATCACTGGCGGCGAGACCGTCATGTCGTCTGCTACGGTGTCTGACCTGACTTCAGGTCGCGTCGTGCTCGCGGGTGGATCCGGTGCTCTCCAAGACAACGGTGGTCTGACCTACAACGGTTCTACCCTCGCGGTTACGGGTGCGATCACTGCATCCGGTAACATGACCGTCAGTGGTGACCTGGTTGTTGAAGGTTCTACTACCCAGATCAACACCACCAACACTACCATCGAAGACGTTCTGCTTGAACTGCAGAAGGTTGACGGCGGTGCTCTGAGCGGCGACACCAACAAAGACGTTGGTATCGTGATGAACTACTACAGTGGATCTGCCAAGAAGGCAGCAATCTACTGGGATGACTCTGCTGCTCGCTTCGTCCTCGCAAGCGAAGCTTCTGAGACCTCCGGTGTTATGACTCCTAGCGCCTACGGCGGTTTGGAAGTTGGTTCCCTGTTCCTGAATGATTGTGCTGGTCAATCTCAAGTGATCTCCTGCTCCGGCACGACTCGCTCACTGGAGAACATCACAATCGACGGTGGTTCGTTCTGATAGGCAAATAAAAATCTGATATATAGGGGAGGCGACTCCCCTTTTTTTATGTCTAAAGAAGAAGAAATTCAGAATATTCTGAACGTGTACATGAAGAGACTTTCTGACGAGATTGCCAGATCTGTTGCATATGAAGCACGTATCAACTTATTGAATGCTCAGTTAGAACTTGCTGTAAAACAACTACAAGCACAACAACCAGCTGATGGTGGTAATTTTGGTTTGCCAGAGAAACCTGCAAAGGTAGGTGCTGGTAGAACTGCTAAGAAATAATGGAGTCTTACTTTAGTGGTATATGGAAGGATGACTATGTTAGTCTTCTAAAGCACTCAGGAGACGCTCTAATAGACTATGTGAACAAGTTATCCCCTTCTAGTGTTCTAGACGTGGGATGCGGTTACAACCGCCTTAGAGACGCTATACCTGGATTAGTTGGAATTGATCCATACAATTCTGAGGCACATCTTCATATGTCTTTAGAGGAATATTATCAGTATGAGTTTCCTCCTGCTGATACTGTATTGTGTCTTGGATCCATAAATTTTGGATCTGAGAAAAATATCGATGAGCAGATTTCTATGCTGGATAAGTTGTTTTTGAAGGACTGCATATTCAGAGTCAATCCAGGCATAGAACATAGTTGGAGTAATGAATGGAAGGATATTGAATGGTATGATTGGAATATTGAGAAGATAAATAAAATTGCAATTGAATACCGATATAAAATCAAGTCACTTGAGGAGGAATATACCTCTCAAGGACATAAAAGGTATTTTTTTCATTATGCTAAATACTAAAGTAGAAAGGAAATCAACAATGCTTTCTGGAACCGATTTCGTAAAGAAAATCAAGGAAGGTAATAGGGAGCTTTTTGAGGCTTCCCGTAGCAACGTCCGTCGTTTCTTCGCTTCATCCCCTAGCGACGAGTACCTGGTAGATCACTTCCGTGGCCGTATGGTCAACGAAGCACAGAACATGTACGCCATCGCAGGTCAAGTTGCTTCTGCAGACCCCAGCACCGACGTGCGTGACCTGGAACTGCTGAGCAAGCAAGCACTCGACGAAGCAAAGCACTTCCGCATGGTCAAGGAAGTCATCGAGCACATCACCGGTGAAGAACTGGATGTTGCTGCTGCTTTCGCTGCTGAAGCTGACGCTCCTCAGGCAAAGGGTGCTTCCCTGCTTGAGAAGTATGAAGCTTCTGAAGATCCCGCTGCCCTCGCTGCCTATCAGCTCGTTGCTGAAGGTCGTGCAGAAGCAGTCTGGAACGAAATGGCTGAGTGCGTTGACGACAAGTTCATCTCTTCACGCTATGCCTCCATCGCTAAGGATGAAGGATTCCACAGCAACCTGGGTGGTCGCACCCTGAGTCGCCTGGTGGAAGGTAGTGCTGATCTGCAGGACCGCGTTCTCTCACTGGTTGAGCGTATGCGTGAAGACCTGCTGGAGATCTCCCGTCAGAACACTGCTACTCCCCTTGCCGTTGTTTGAAGGTCTGACGACCTTCTCTAATAGTCTCGTCTAACCAATGTTCTTTGACGGGACTTACATACTTTCCGTTGGCATCGCCGGTTATAAACTGGTCGATGCCTTCGGTCGTTATGGGGAAGTCCATCATTCTCGCAACATACTTGATATAATCTTCTTTCCAAAGGAAAAAACATTCATGAGACAGGAAGTGAGTCTCAATGTTAGGGTCCGATAGGATAGATTTATAATACCCCATGGCAGTAGGTAGAGTTACCTCTCCACCAACTCTCTGCTGTTGTACTGCATTGATATTTTGATCTCTTGTAATGATTGCAACTACAGGTTCATAACCAAGGTGCATTGCTTGATGGCAAACTGCAGAAATCTTTGGTGTCTGCCTTACCCCATCGTAGAAAAAAGGGACACTTACGTTTGCTAGAAAGAAGTCTCCTTCTGGAAAATCTAATAACTCAGGATATACCCAATATTTTGCAAATGGTTCTTCGTCACTAGGAACCCAATAGTTATTTTTGAGAGATTCCCACCCAACAACCTCAGGATGTTGACTAAAGACTCTAGCGAAAAGATGGTTTCCTGACCCTTGGGGTCCGGTTGTAATTAGAAGTTTTTTCATCAGCAGCAACCTTCATCCTTTTCAGGTTTTTCTGGTGCTGGAGAAGGAATAGAAGGTGTGTTGGGATCCCACAGAGCAGGACATCCTGTCTTATTGCAGTCATCTAGTGGATTTTCATCAACATACTGAACGTATTTGGCGTTAGCGTCACGTTCCAGAATAGTTTCAATACGCTTGTCATACCAAGCAATAGGAATACCAATATCCAAGTGCTTTAGATATTCCTGCTTGTACAGATATAGTAGTTCGTAACTCAAATAAATTGGGTTGGGAAATTTTGCCAGTTGATCCAGAAAATACCTGGAGGTAGGTTCATTTCGCAACCTCTGTTGCTGGTTGTTTAGAATATTTTGGTCTCTACCAATAACTACTACTTGTGTTTTGATCCCCAATTTTTCGGCAGACTTGCAAAACTGCAATACGTTTGGACGCCAGTGGGTCCCATTTGATTTGATGCCGAGGGGGACACTAATAGAGGTAAAGAAATATTCGCTCTGAGACCAGTTGAAGTTTCGCAATTTACTAGGGTCTCGCCAGTAATCCGCGAAGGGTTCCGAGAATCTGTGTGCTTCCCAATAGTTGGAAAGTAGTGACTTCCACCCAAAGACATCATCGTGCAATGAAAAGATTTTTGACCAGAGGTGGTTGCCCGCCCCTTGAGGTCCAGTAAGTACAACGAGTGTCTTCATAATAATCGAAACCTACTACTAATTATATCACCTAAATATGGTTAGTCGGGGAGTATATACTCCCCTTTCCACGTGATCGCTATATAGCGACTTGGTGAATGACATCTCCAAACATTAGGATCAAGCGATCTGCTATCGCTGGTAAGGTCCCACACTATCCTAGTACCCTAGAATTAGGGGAATTTGCAATCAACACAGCGGACGGCAAGGTCTTTATTGCCGCTGGTGTTGGTGCAGGTGTTACAGTACGTGAAGTTGGTATAAGCACCAATAGGATTCTCAGTGGCATCGCTACAATTGCCACACTTGGAGCAACTAATCTAACAGTAAACAATACTATCGCTGGCATTTCCAGTGGTGCGCTGAAGGTAGATACTGCAGTTGACAGTGGGAACCAATGGCATCACGTTGGATTTCTTGATAGTAGGACTGGATTCCAAAAGATAAAGACCAACGGTCTTACCTATAA